GAGACTTAGGGGAGCAAGAATATAATGTCAACAGCACAGTATATGACGGGTAGAAAAAAGTATCAAAGACCACAAGCGATGCTATGGTCAGAAAATTCTGGAACTTTAACCTCTGGCGTATATATACCAAATGGATTAGAAATAGGACAAAATCCAGGATCAGAAACAAATGAGTCAGTTTATAATCAATTTTTAATTTTATCTGATGATAATAGAGATTCAATTGATTTTACAACAACAAGAATAGAGACTCGTGAAAGAATGATTAATGGAAGAATGAGGTCCCATCATGTAGCAGATAAGTTAACCCTTTCTACTTCTTGGAATATGTTGCCATCTAGATCGTATTTTACAGTTCCTGATTTTAATGCTACTACTGGTATTTCTCCACACTCTGGCTCAAATAATTTAGAATATACAACTGATGGTGGAGCAGGCGGAGTAGAAATTTTAGATTGGTATGAAAATCATCAAGGACCATTTTGGGTATATCTAGCGTATGACAAATATTCTAATTTTGGAAAAGGTTCTGATGCATATGCCCATCTTCCACAATATAATCAATTAATACAAATGTTTTTTTCTGACTTTAACTATAGTGTTGTTCAGCGTGGAGGAAGTAATTTTGACTTCTGGAATATTTCTGTGACTCTGGAAGAAGTATAATGTTTCAAAACGAAGACCTTAAGGCACACCTAGAAACCTCGCCCACCATAAAAACCCAATCTGCCATCATTGCAGAATGGAATATGAATATTGCCAATAATATCTTTAGAATAGGTAATTATAGATACAGACCAACATCGGACATATCTGATAAATATAAAACAGTTCCAGGAACTTTTGATGTAAATGATATAGGAAACTTTTATACAGGAGCAACAGAAGCAGACATAAAAATTGACGGTGGCCTAGACCCAGATGGAAATTCTGAACCTTGGTTTTTGTTAGCACAAAATAAAAAAAATGAAATGTTGTATTCTTTAGAGGATTGTTTTAAAAGATTTAGACCAAGATCTGGTATAAATAAGGCTGTATATTTACCAGGACGAAAATTTCATCACTCTAATATGAATATGTCAAATAGACCAAGATACTATATGGCAGACAAAAATGATAACTTTAAATACTGGACTTCTTTTAGAACAGATTCTGGGAATTTACGAGGTATAGCAAATAAATTAGTTAATGGACAGAACTATATAGAGGATACGGCACCATTTGTAGTATATAATAATCCAGTACCAGCCAATAGAGTAGTTATTAAAATGCAAACAAATGTTGGCTCTGTAGACCTTGGCCCATTTTCTAATTCAGCAGGATCATTCTCAGACCCACTATACGGAGACTTAAATAAAACTACTCCAGTAAAATGGAAAATTCAGTCATTGAAAAACAGTAACTGGGTAGACATTATATCTTTTAATTCTAGCACTACAAGAAGAAACGGCACTCCAATAATTAAAAATGACGGATATGTGGAATTATCGTATGGGCTTATTGTCCCAGATAAATACATAGACTCTTTTGTAAGGGCAGAAGAGTATACAAATGAATCATTCCTTCCAGAAAAATCTGTTAATGGTTATGCATATTTAATTAAAGAAAACGAATCTGATATTGGTAAATATCATATATGGTTTGAAAATGCATGGGAAATTTTTACCCCAGAGTATGGTTGGTCATTAGAGGAAGAAACAGTGGATCGTTTGACTAATTTTGTTACAGATTTTGTGGATCCTCCAAAATTTACATCTACATCAGAAAATAAAAATATGTATCGTGAATTTGAATATATTAAAGGTTTGAGAATTGTTGTTGATACAATGAATAAAATAAACTCTACTTTTGATTTGATAGAACTTTCTCCAAGACTCTGTGCTGATATATCCGAAAAGGTTATAAATTTTAGCGTATCTAAGACAGCATCTGATTTGGGAACTAGCGGGCTTCCTGTGGGACAACTTTTAGCATCCAATGGAAATTTAGATATATTTGATTATGACAGTTCTTTTAATGAAAATAACCAATTAAGTATTATTAAAGACTACACATCAAATAATATACAAATTAGATTTTATGATATTATTGTCAATGTAGATGGTTATGATTATTTTGTTCCAATAAAGACTATGTACTCTGAAGGATTTCCGTCCTATTCGCATGAAGATAGAAAGGTAAGCATTACTTTAAGAGATATGTATTTTTATCTTGAATCAATAAAGGCACCAGAAATGTTAGTTCCAAATGTATCTCTTAGTTATGCGGTGTCCTTATTGTTAGACTCAATAGGATTTTCTAATTATGTATTTAAAAGAATACCTGGAGAAAAAGAACTAATCATTCCATTCTTTTATATGCCACCAGACAAGACTGTTGCAGAAATTTTAAATGATCTTGCTGTATCAACTCAGACAGCAATGTTCTTTGATGAATATAATAATTTTGTAATGATGAGTAAAAACTATATGGTTCCTTCTAATGAAGAAAGAAGCATAGACACTACGATTATTGGATCAAATGATTTTACAGATAACGGTGTTATTGAAAATGCTAACTCTCAAAATAAACTGGCAAATATTATTGATATAGCGTCTGAAGATAGAACAATATATAACGATGGAGTTATTAATTATGACACAAGATACATTCAAAGATCTTATGGCAGCATTAAGCAAGCATCAATGATAGATAACGAAGTTGCTGCTAAAAACTGGATATATAAACCAGTTCTGTTATGGGAAGTTGTTGGAGATAAAAATGTAAGATCAATTAACAATGAAACTGGAGATCAGTCTTCTTACAACCTTGCTGCAATTCCATTAAGTTCTAATTTGTCGGCTAATTTGCCAGAGGTGATTGGAAACAGACTTGCAAATAATGTAATAGATTTAGGAGAGGCCGTTTATTGGCTTGGAAGATATAATGGATATTTTTATGCTAACGGAGAAATTATAAAGTTTGATGCTGTTCAGTACAGTGTTCCTGGCACACAAAAAAACATTATAAGACAAGAAAATAATGGAACAGTCTCTTATGCCACAGAAACAGTTGGGGCAGTTGGAAATGTCTGGATTAGCACAAATCAAGAGTATCAAGAGTATATGTCTAAATTATCTTTTAATGGAAAGATGTATCCTACTGGACTTGTAAGAATATATGCTGAACCAAAATATGAAGAAATTAATGGAATTACTGTTATGAAAAATGGACCAGTTGCAAGGCATGGTCGTGGACAGTTTGGAACAAACATTGTAAAACATGATGCTGGTTTAAATTCTCACTGGAGCAATAATGCATACGTTCGTGGCATTAATATGGAAAGCAAACATTTGTTTGGATTAAACGAGCAGGATGTTTTGAACAACAAAGATGTTGTTTTATTGTCTTTGGGAACGTCTAATCCAGCAGGGCCAAATAACAATAGAGCAAAAGAAACAACCAGATCTAGTATAATTAAAAACTTTTTATCGCACTCATATACTAATGAATCTCAAAACAACACAAACAAGTCTACTCAAGCAGGATCTATGCAGGCTTCCGCATTGGTTATGAGTGGACCTTCTTTTAACAATATAGAAAATTCACTGGGGTTTGTTTCCTATCAATATAAACCATTAGACAATAAGTATAAACATTTTGGTACAAGAATGAGGGTAATAGGCAAACTTGAAATAAGCGAAACTAAAGAGCAAACTCCAGTTGGTGCAACTCCAGTATATGTTTTACCTGGAAGTCAGCCAAATCAACAGTTAAATATTTCTGGAGGTTCTGGCGGTATTGCTGTTATGATTAATCCTAATACAAATGTTGGATATTATTTTGAGGTTATTGCATTGACAGAAAAGAATGTAAGCGAGTATTCTTCAGAAGTAGACAATCTTCATAATTTAATATTTTATAAAATTTATTCAGATTCAAATGGAAAAGCAATTCCTATAAAACTTTGGGGAGGACTAAGTAATATTATAGTTGACGACGGTAAGTTTACTGGTCAATCCAGAATGCTTGGTGAGCAAAACCCAACCGTATATGATCTTGCAGTAGAGTATCAAGATATAGGGTCTTTTAGAAGATTTTATTTATATATGAATAATAATTTAGTTAAGGTAATTGACGACTCTTCTCCTTTGCCAATTTATAATAACGTAGCCCTATTTGTTCGTGGGGGTTCAAAGTGTATGTTTGAAAATATATATGCACTTGCAAATAACTATAGTCAAAATACGGCTTCAAGTTTAGATACTCCAATCGCTGCTGCATTTGGAGATGAGAATATAACAACAAATGAATCTTTCAGAAAATATGCAATGTCTGGTATGGTTCAGGCAACTTATCTATCAGGAATTAATATGAGTCAGCCACCATCTTTTAATATTTATTTTGATGAGTTTGGTACAATTATGAGAGAGGCTGCGTATTTAAAAATAAAATACGACAAAGCATATCCTGCACTGTACGCACAACTATCTCCAACTTTTAATAAAATAAAAGGATATACAGTTTCTGGATTTAAAGGGGGGTCTTATGGAGCAGAGTTTATGGTTTTTAATGCTACTGATACATCCCTCAATCTTGATGAAACAAGTGGAAACTATTTAAGAATTCAGGGAATTACGTTTACACAAGAATCAAATAATCAATTAACCGTTGATTCTTATTTTGCAAAAAATGCAAATTTTTCCGATCCATCAATAGGAAAAGACGGATTAATTATTTCTCCAATTAGATCTGCAATTGATTATGATAAAATAAAAACAAGCAGATTAACATACGGCAAAAAAGAATTTTCGTTAGATACGTTATATGTTCAGTCGAATGATGACGCCAATGATTTAATGGGTTGGATGATAAATAAAATGTTAAGACCTAGAAAAAATATAGGTGTTAAAATTTTCTCTAATCCAACTATTCAATTAGGAGATTTAGTAAACATAAAATATAAAGACAGTACTGGAACTGATATAATAGCATCAGAAGAAAAAAGGTTTGTAGTATATCATATGGACTATGTAAAAAATTATGACGGGTCAGAAATGACTGTGTATATGAGTGAGGTGTAATTTTGGCATTAGTAAATAGCACTCCAGATCTTCCATCTTCAAGTCTAAATCCTAACCTACCAAATCAAGGAGTTCAGGCAGCAACTCCTGACATTATTCTTTTTGATGACGAAACCACACCTATAGAAATAATGACAGATCTTATATTTGAAAATATAGGTGGTCAAGAACTTATAAATATTTTACGATCTGATATTATAAATGGACAAAATGTTTCTTATCAACCAATAAAAAATTTAACTAACCTATATTTTCAGTATAATCCACAAAATATTTTAGCGTTACAAGATACTGACTCAAACTATTTTAAAAAATTTCCTATCAATTTTTCAAGCAAAGTACCATCTTACGGCACTGGTCCAAATGGATCCATAGTTTACATAGACCCAGGAACTGGAAACCTCGTCATAAATGTGGTTAATTTGGGGCGGGATGAGCAGGTAGAGGTTTCAATAGTTTCTGATGGAGAAGTATTAGATGATACAATATATGAGGTGAATCCATGATTACAAACATAGGAAAAGGCATATTAGCAAAATATTTAATTGGTCAGGCTCCAGCCTATGCCTCTTATCTTGCGATAGGCTGTGGAGCAAAGCCATTGGCAACAAATCAAAACTTTGGAGACTATTCTGCAAAACAGGTTTTAGACTTTGAAATGTTTAGAGTCCCAATTACGTCAAGGGGATATGTTAATGAGGATGGTTTAGACAAAATAGTTCTCACAGCAGAACTTCCAACAGATGAAAGGTATGAGATTTCTGAGGTTGGAGTTTATTCTGCTGGAGCAAACCCATCTGCAGGAGCATATGATAGTAGAACACTATTTGCATTTACAGTAAATGAAAATTGGGAATATCATGATCAAACGTCTGCGACAGAGTTGCCAATAGTTTATGAACCACTAGATGGAACAAATAATGATAATATTATTAATCAGCCACATGAGGCGTTTCAAACAAACTCTGACAATAGATTATTTACCAATACCGATAGAATTTCAAGATATGAAAGAGCACGTTTTTATAATAATATAGTTCTGTTAAGGGGAGACTCTGCGAACTTAACAGTATCTGGAGACAACTTAAATATAGGAACAGGCTCAAACCACATTCACCTTCTTGGTGTAGGTCTAGATTTTAACTCTAATGCACCAACTGATCAAATTAAACTAGCATTTAGTATTATAAACAAAGATCCAGACCCATCTATTGTTCCTGATGAAATAAGGATATTATTAGAATTTGCAGAAAGCGACACGCCTGGAAGTGGAGAGTCTGCCAGATTTGAAGTAATAATGGAAGCAGGAGATTATAATTTTTCAACAAACAGATATCATGTAGTAACCAAACAATTACAAGAGTTATACAAGACTACTGGTTTCACGTGGAACGATGTCTCTATTATAAAAATATATTCTACAGTAATTAACAATGGGGCCCCCTCTGAAGATTTTTATATTGGCTTAGATGCAATCAGATTTGAAAATGTATCTACAACAAACCCAGTTTATGGAATGACTGGTTATACAGTTTTAAAAAATGTAAACTCAGAAACTATTGTTAAAGCAGCAAATACAAGTAATTACATAGAGTTTAGATTTGCATTGGATGTGCAATAATGCCTACTCCAGATGCTGGAATTAAAAAAGTTATAATACCAAAATCTAAATTACCTGGATTTTTTGGTGCAAATAAAAAATATGTTTTGAGATATAGGTTTATTTCTGAAGATAAAAATAGAACTTCGCATTGGTCTCCAGTATATAAAATTATTGCAGAAGATACTCCCTCAGAAATTTTAAATAGTATGATTATAGACACAACAAATAAAGTTATTAATTTAGCGTGGCAACCACAGGCAGGAATCGAAGAATATTATATATACGTAAAATGGAATACTGGTGATTGGCAATATTATACTAAAACATCACAAACCAACTATTCTATAGTTTATGACTCAACAAAAACATATGTTCGTATTGCTGTACAAACTAAAACAATTCCATTAGAAAGATTTGCAGACGCAACTTTATTTGAAAATGAAGGCAGTCTGGTATAATTAAACAGGAGGAATAATGGCAAAAATACCATCACCAGAACCAGGGCAACCAATAGATGTATCTTATATAGATCAGATAGTACGTGCCATAAATGATTTATCTGTTCAGGTTTCCCCTGCAATATATAAATATGTTACAGTTGATGTTCCAAACTTTACTCCTCAAAATGCAAAAATATCTGAGACAAGAGTTATAGCAGGATATGTTGATGTTGTTAAAAGTAGTAACCAAAGTGTAGGAAGCCAGCAACCTTTTTCATATCAATTTAAACCAGAGTTTAAATATGCACCAATAGTAACAGCATCCCCAGTCAACATTGGCGGTACAGAGGCAGGGAAAAATATTAGCGTAGTAATAAAGACAATCACAACATCTAGAGTAGATGGAGTAGTTAACTTTAATTCTGCTGGCGATGTATCTGTTGGCGTCAATTTAATTATTTTTGGTATCCCTAATTAATGATCAAATGCAAAAAATGTTTTCGAAAAATGTTAATAGACAGAGTTTACAATTCAGTCTCACACTTAGAAGTGTATTGCTTGGTATGTGGATCAAGAAAATTTTTTCATCCACCGTCTGAATCGGAGGAAGGTAGATGGCTACTCGCAAAGGAAATAGAACGAGCGAAGAGTACAATCTCGCCTCTGTAATACCTGGAAATAAAAAAGTTTGGTTTTTAAATAAAGATCTTATTAGAATTGTTCATTATAACAGATCAAACGGCATTATGTCAATATACAATATTAATAAAGATAGATTAGAAAGTTGCTTAATTAGTGATTTTAAAACTAAAAGAGAAAGAGCATATACTGTAGGGGAAACTGCTGATCTTGTTAATAGACATAAAAAATATATGCCATCACTAATGAAACGTGGAGTTATACCATTTCCAACTGGTTCACAAAAAGGCGGGGCAAGAGGATGGCAAGTAAGATCTTATTATTCTGAATCGCAAGTAAAAGAGATTCGTGATATACTGGCTACATACCATATTGGTAGACCAAGAAAAGATAAT